TAGATCATTGGGAAGAAAGTTTTAGGGTAAGCCCTATCCAGCGTCTAAAGTACCTTGACGCACTGTTAGCCCGCACAACCGATACCGAACGCACCGAAAGCATCAAGTGGAGGGTGGCAGAGTTGCTCCGTGAGGTGGATGCGGGTCAGGTGCTAGGTGAGCCGCAGTTGGTGACGATGGTGCGGTATCTGTTTGGTGAGAAAGGGCTGAAGCGGTTGCGTGAAAAAGTTAAATCACAACACTCGGATGTGGTGGAGGATATGGCTCATCCGGTGCATCAACGAGGCAAGGTATGAACCCGTCAGCAGCCCTGTTTCACAAGGATTATCAAAACTTCAGTCCCGAAAAAAGAAGGGAAATACACGACACCTTGCAAACCCTCATGGGGTTGCTCGGCGCAAACGTTGGAAGACATTGCACCTTCCACGATGACCTCTTTGTGTGGTTTCGGAACCTATTTTTTACGCATGACCCGAGGTTTAACGAAGCGTGTGGGAGCCTTAACTTTGTGCTACGCGCACGCCTCTGGCGGCTGTACACATTGTGCTGGGCGTGTGAGCAGGCATTACACGTTGACGGTGCCATCGTAGACATCGGCACTTACGACGGGCGTGCATTGGAAGTCGTGTTGCGGTATCAGCGTAAAAGCAGGCCCGTATATGCTTACGACTACTTTGACGGCCCTCCGGTTGAGAGCAAGAAATCAGAGCATGGCCCCAATTTGCAACAGCAAGTGGTGGAGAGGTTGGGCGAATGGGAGGCAAGCATTTTTGGTGGTGATATTCGTCACCACGCCGACACGCTCCCCGATCAGATTGCTTTTTGTCAGATTGACCTTAACGACGCGGAGGCTGAAGGGTTTGTGTTTCCGTTGGTGTACGAAAGGCTATCACCCGGTGGCATAGTCATCTTTGACGACTACGGTTTTGCTCGGTATCGTGAGTCAGCGGTGACGCACCAAAAGTTCCTTGAAGGCAAAGAGCAAATCTTGGAAATGCCGACCGGCCAAGGGTTATTGATCAAGGCATGAGACACGCAGCACGCCGCGACGGGAACGATGCGGTCATTACACAGGCATTGCGTGCGCAAGGGTTTACTGTTTACGACTACGGCAAGGCAGGCGAAGGCATACCCGATAAACTCGTCACTCGGGCGCTACCCGACGGGGTAGAATGGGTGTGCTGGGTAGAGATCAAGATGCCAAAGGGCAAGTTACGGGAAGGCCAAGAGCGGTTCCGTAACATCTTTGCGCCACGGGGTGAGTATTACGTCGCCCGTGACGCACAGGACGCAGTGCGGGAACTGTACGAACGGTATTTGCTCTCTATCAAACCGGAGCAGTACCGATAAGGGCTTTACGCGCACCCTTGTAGTGGATGATGGCCGGGTGAGGATGCTGGGGCAGGTACTCGGGCAGACAAGCAAAATGATACTCAGGCAGCGTCACCTCGGTCTGCCGGCAATACTCTCGCAAAACCTCTTGATCGCCGTACCACCGCCAGAATTTCTCGGGTAACGCCTCAAACATCTCGGCCATGTCCTCCCACGGCCCTGCATCACGGGTCACTGTCGCACAACCGACAAACGGGTACACTTCATCCAGCGTCTTACCCGTGTACTCTGAAAAGTCCAAACCACGCTGACGGGGGTTAAACAGCGCATCCCGGTTGAATGACCGCCGACACGGCACGCAAACCTCATCCAGAACGAGCGTGGACGGCTTTATGGGGGCTTTCACAACCATATCGGTGTCAAGGTATAGGGCAGGCTCATCAAGCCCTAATCGCGCAAAGGCGGCAAGACGCCAGTGCATCAGAAACTCCCGGTCGCCCTCGGTCGGATACGCCCATGTGACACCCTCAACGGTCGGAGTCACACGATCCGTCACTTGGATGATTTTGGCACCGGGGTTGAAAGCGCGGAGGGAAGCAACCATCCGAGTCGGCCACTCCAGATCATCGCCCACATGAAAAAACACGAACGTAGACATACTTGCAAACATACCACCGTGTGCTACGCTCGTCACGCGGAGGCTCTATGCACAAAGACGCGGCTGAATTCGTTGGGGTGTTGTTGCATTCGGCAACGGCCACGCATTTTCTGCATCTGCAAACGGCCAGTTACGCTGCCCACAAGGCACTCGGCCACTATTACGAGAACATCGTGGACTTGGCCGACAAATACGCGGAAGCCTACCAAGGGCATTACGGCATCATCCCTCTTGCTGACTATCCCGAAGGGTTTAAGGTGCAGACGGATGCGGCCAAGTACGCCGACAGTCTGCTGACCTTTGTGAAAGGCACCCGCAAAGACCTGCCTAAAGACACCGACCTCCAGAACATCATTGACGAGATCGTGGGCGAGATTGCGGCCTTGCTCTACAAGTTGGAACGCTTTAAGTGACGGAGGAGGAATTCCAACAGTTAATGCAGATGTATGCGTTGCAAAACGCACCGCAGGACACGCTGCCGTTTAACGCAGGAATGTTTGCCCCGCCGACGATGCTCCCCGAGATGGCGCCGGTCATGGTGGCACCCGAACCGATGATTGCCCCAGAGGCTGCGTATATCCCGCAACCGGCTCCTATGCCGAGTTACTCAGAACCGATGCCGGCCATGATGCCCGCCGTCATGCCCGAAGCGCCGCCCGCCATGATGCCGGCGTACCCAGAGCCAGCGCCGCAGTTCCAAGAACCCGTATTTCAACCACCGGCTTACCAAGAGCCTGTTTTTCAGCCTCCTACATATCAGGAACCGGTATTTCAGCCCCCTATTTATCAAGAACCGGCGTATCAAGAACCAACATATCAACCGCCTGCGTATCAACCGCCGGCATACGTTGAACCCGAGCCGGTATATCAACCACCCGTATACCAAGAACCTATTTTCACACCGCCTTTTGTGCCGCCGACTCAGCCGGTAGCAGAGCCGCCCGTGTTTACCCCACGCGATGAGCCGGTATTGGTGGAACCGCCCACGTTTCAAGAACCGCCGCCATACCAAGAGCCGGTGTATCAACCTCCCTTTTATCAAGAGCCGGTATTCCAACCGCCCTTCCAGCCCCCGGTGTATACGGAACCAGAACCGATTTTTGAACCGCCCGTGTTTCAACCCCCGGTGTACCAAGAACCGATTACACCGCCTTACGAGCCACCGTTCACGCCGCCCTACCAACCGCCTGCGGAATCTGTCGCGCCACCGCCGTACACCGGGCCGGGACTACCGATTAACCCCATTTTTAACCCAAGCCTGCTGCTACCGCCGGGTCAAACGCTGCCGCCACCGCCGCCGCCTGACATCATCGCGCCGCTGCCAGAACCGCCACAACTTACACCCCCACCACCTCCTGCACCGCCGCCCCCCGTGCCGCCGTTCGTCGGTATTCCGGTGATGCCAACGCTGCCGCCCGAATTATTCATCCCACCGCCCCCGCCTCCACCGCCCTTTGTGCCACCCCCGCCGTATGTCGGTGGGGCGCCGCCGTTCAATCCCGTGTTTAACCCACCGGGTTTAATTGACGACAATGAACCACCGCCTTACACGGGGCCGACAAAGCCCGGTACTACACCGATTCCGGTAGAGATGCCGCCGATTGACCAAGGGCCGGTAGATAGCCCGACCCCGCCGATTGACGTTTATACGCCACCGCCGAACACGCCTACCCCGACATTGCCGCCGTTCTACGTTGGGCCGGTTTACAATCCACCGACCACGCCAGCACCCAGCACCTCCATGCCAACCGATAGCGTTTCGGGGAACATGATGCTGGCTCAAGCACTTCAGCAAGAGCGCAAGCGCCGCAGAACGCCACGCACGATCCGCGAGGCACTCATGGGTCAGTCAGACCTTTACGATTGGTTGGGGTGAGTTATGCCGGTACGCCGCGAACAAGTCGCTGCCGCACTCAAGTACCTTGGTGACAAGGCTGACCTGAAACGCCGTTATGAGCGCATGGTCAGCCTAGACCAGCCGCAGGACACCGACGCCATAGACATGGCGCTGGAGATGGGCGGGAGCCTCGTGCCGGGTGTGGGGCAAGCCCTCGCCGCCCGTGACTTTGAACGCGCAAGACGGGCTGACGACACAGCCGGCATGGCCATGGCAGGAGCCTCTGCGCTGCCGCTCGGCAAACTAATTGGGGCGTTAAAAGGTTTTGACCCCGTAATGCGCGAAATTGACGTTTACCACGGTAGCCCGCACCGATTTGAGGAATTTGACGCCAGCAAGATTGGCACGGGCGAAGGCGCACAGGCATATGGGCATGGCATTTACCTTGCCGAAAAACCAAGCACCGCAGAAATTTATAGGCGAGCGTTAGCCGAAGATGTTATCTCAGTAGATGGGCGCAGGATTGCTGCTAAACGAACCCCTGAAGCCAGAAATGACCCTGAAACAATAGCGGTTGATGCCATTGTTTCGGCGCATGGCGGGCAATATGAAGACCCATTTTCAAAAGCGATAGAAAGACTCGGCGGCAAATATGGCCCTCGTAACGAAAATTTTGCAAAAGCAATGGAACTAGCGCGAGAGTGGCGTGGTAAAGGCGCAAAGGTAGAAGTAGGCGGCAACCTCTACACCGCCGACCTACCTGACGAAATGGTAGATCGGATGGTTGATTACGACGCATTGATTGGCAGTCAACCTGAACCTGTCAAACAGGCGTTGCGTAAAGCCTTTGGTGATTACGCCATCAAATACGCATCTGGTAATGACATGACATGGAAAGATTTCAAATCTATGTTTGGCTTTACGGATGAAGCCAAGTTTGCCGAACAAATGCGGAAATCTGGCATACCGGGCATAAAATATGCAGACGCAGGCAGCCGAGGCCAAGGCGGCAGCGGTACACGCAACTTTGTTGTGTTCCCCGGCGAGGAAAAGAAAGTTAAGATTCTCAAGCGTGAGTGATTGTCCCACAGGCGATCCAAAGTAGACCGAAAACGATGGCAAAAGGTAAAAAAACAGGCGGTAGGCAGGCAGGTACGCCTAATAAGGCCACACAAGCCGCTAGAGAGGCGATAGCCGCATTCGTGGACGGCAATGCAGACCGACTACAAGGGTGGCTAGATCAGATCGCAGAGGAGAAGGGGCCACAGGCTGCCTTTGATGCTTTCAGCACCCTGTTGGAATACCACGTTCCTAAACTCGCCCGCCAAGAGATCACAGGACAAGACAACGGCCCGGTCAAGGTACAGATCGGATGGATGGCTCCCGAATAATCCTGCCCTATCGCCCGCGCAAGGCGTTCCTGCCCTTTCACAACAGGACGCACCGCTGGGCGTGCCTTGTCGCACATAGACGCGCAGGTAAGACGGTCGCCGCCGTCAACGACATGATCCGTGCCGCTATCACCTACCAAGGCCCATACGGGCTATTCGGATACGTTGCGCCATATCGGTCGCAGGCCAAGGCCGTGGCATGGCAATACTTCAAAGAGTTTGCCCAACCCATCATCAGCAGCGTCAATGAGCAAGAACTGACGATAACGCTCATTAACAACAGCCAAATACGCCTTTACGGAGCCGAAACCGCAGACGCAATGCGCGGGCTGGGGTTTTCGGGGGTTTACATGGACGAATTCGGTGACTTTAAGCCCAGCGCATTTGGCAACGTCATACGCCCTGCACTATCAGACAAGCAGGGTTGGGCTGTGTTCGGCGGTACACCGAAAGGCAAAAACCAATTCTGGGAAATTTACGAAACCGCACAACGCATCCCAAATGAATGGTTCCTGTTGCGCCTCCCCGCCTCCACCAGTGGGCTATTGCCGCCAAGCGAACTCGCGGCAGCCAAGGCGCAGTTGGCCGAGGATCAGTACCTACAGGAGTACGAATGCTCATTTGAAGCAGCCATCCTCGGCGCTTTTTACGGCACAGAGATGCGTCAAGCGCAGGATCAGGGCCGTATCACCCGCGTGCCGTACGACCCGAACCTGCCGACTTACACGGCGTTTGACTTAGGTTACCGCGACGACACGGCGGTGTGGTTTTACCAGCCGTCACGCGGGGAAATACGCGTCATTGACTACTTTGCCATTTCGGGTGCGGACATCCACGACATTGCCGAACACGTAGAGAGTAAGCCCTACAAGTACGTCAAACACTTCCTGCCGCACGACGCACGGGCAAAGAGCCTTCAAACAGGGCGCAGCATCATTGAGCAATTAGCCGCATACCTTGGCACCGCTAACCTTGCTGTCGTTCCTGACATCGGCGTGCAAAACGGCATCCAAGCCGTACGCATGACATTGCCGCGAGTTTGGTTTGACGGCGAGAAATGCCGCGATGGCATAGAGGCATTACGCCAGTATCAGCGCGAGTACGACGAGGACAAGAAAGCGTTTCGGCAGTCCCCGCGTCACGATTGGACTAGCCACCCTAGTGACGCATTCCGTATGCTTGCGGTATCATGGCAGGAGATTTCTGACAAGCCCCCATCGGTAGAGGTAAAACCGCTGCTGGTTGGGCCTGAAAACAAGGTCACGCTAAACGATATGTGGGCCGTTCACGACCGCACGGTTAGCAGGAGAGCAAGGATATGAGCGTTCAACAGCCAACTCGGATGAATTACGTTGCCGTTGGCGCAACGTCCACAACGGCCTTTGGCAGCCCCGGCGCGTATCTGCACCGCGTGGTGGTCAACGTCGCCAGCAATACGGAAGCCTCGGCCATCGTGAAGGACGGCAGCACCACGTTGGTGTCGTTCCCGGCCACGACGGCAGCCGGTGTGTACTCGGTGGAACTTAACGTCGCCACGACGGGCCAGATCACGGCAACGTGCAGCCAAAACGCCTCTATGTCGGTCGTCGGCCTCTTTAGCACTTACGCCTAATGAAAGCCGGCCTCTACGCATGAAAACGTGTTTTCGCTGTAAACAAACAAAAGACGCTGGTTTGTTTTTTAAACACAAACAAACGTCTGACGGTTTGCATAGTTGGTGCAAGCCGTGTTGCACAGCAGGCAATATGCGTTCTCGGGCAAAAAAAGATTCCACCATTGAAGGGAAAGGAATCACGATGTGGCGCAACGCTCAGAAAAGCGCGGCAAAACGTAATCAAGAGTTTTCAATTACGTTGAACGACATTGTTAAGGCTTGGCACGTTCAAAATGAAAGTTGTGCATACTCAGGCCGCAAAATGACTTTAGTGGCTGGTCAGTTGAACACGGTATCAATTGAGCGAATTAACAGCGAAATAGGTTATACGTCAGACAATACAATTTTAGTTTGTCAAGCAATCAATCGTATGAAATCAGATTTTCAATACGATGATTTTTATGCACTGTGCCGAGACGTTGCGCAATTTTTAGGTGATGAAAAATTGCAATTGGCAGTGGGAGCATTTAAATGAGCAAGCCTGGTTTATATGCAGCAATTCTCGCCAAGCAGGAGCGGCAAGCAAGACAGCGCCGTGAGGGTCGCCCCGTAGAGCGTACCCGCAAACCCGGCGAGAAAGGCGCACCGACTGCCGAAGCGTTTAAGCAATCAGCCAAGACGGCAAAGAAATGACAGCAGCGTGGCAACGATCCGAGGGCAAGAACCCGAAAGGCGGTTTGAACGCCAAGGGTCGCGCCTCGTACAAAGCCGAGACGGGCGGGACGCTCAAGCCTCCCGTCAA